TTTATTTTGTATTGTTCTATATTGTTCGGGTGACACAGCTATGTCACTAGGTGGTGACACAGCTATGTCACTAGGTGACAAATTGTCACTAGGGTTAGTTCGTAATGGTTCAATATGGTATCTATTAGTACGATTTGGACTTCTATCGACACTGATTAGCCCCATTTCGGTCAATGTTTGGATTTTGCGCTTGACTGTTCTTTCGCTGCAATCAGCCGCAACGGCCAGCCATTTGATGCTAGGCCAAGCCGCATTATAATCATCGTTATAACGATCACAGATGCCGATCAGCACCAGCTTTGCAGTGCTGTCACCAAGCGATTGTTCTAACGCCCACGATACTGCTTTAATGCTCATCTACATCCCCCAATATTTCAATGGTCAGTGCCGCATAGCCGATAATGTCCAGCAAGCTGTCTAAATGCTGACAATCGGCGTTCGACAATCGTGACAGCTTCATAGCAATCATTATCGCACCGAATTGCTCCGGCCTAATGTCAACGCCAACGATCATTTCGATCATCTTTGCCGTTTGCTGCCAGTTTTCACGCAGATCGCCGTAATTTGCGCCGCGTTCTTCTAAAATGCGTTCAACATTTTCTAGTGCTTGTGATCTATCCAAAATTCAATTCCTTTATCATATGAAATTCATCAATCGGCACTTCGGCCATTAACCCAAAATCGCGCTCAATGCCGCGATCCCGTCTGCCGCCAATCGTCGTGGCGAAATCCACTTTGAAGCTGCAAGCCCCGATCCAGTCAGTCCAGCGCACTATCAAAAACGTCGGAATGCCGGTTTCAAATGCGACTTGCCGCGCATACATCATTTTGTGCAAATGGATCAGTGACGTTTTATACCGATCACGCGGAAATGTCCTGCACTTAACTTCAGCAAAAGCCTCGATCTTGCCTTGCCGCGTCAGTGCAAAGTCTAGCTGGCAGTATTGCGGCAGTTTAACAGGGTCGCATTTCCACGCTTTGCCGATATCAGCAATCGTCAGCAACTCCATCTTCAGATTGTGTTCGGTTTCCATTTTCCACTCCTATAAAGCTGTGCATCGTGTTGCACGTTTTGCAGATGCCGGTGTTCCCAGTCCATTCCATATGACTGCGGCACTTAGGGCAAAGCCCCTGCTCGTAAAGTTCGGCAAACTTTCCATCACCTTGTTGGATCATTAAAATGCCCCTTCGGAAAAAATGGGATAACGTTATGACGTTTTAACGTTGTTGCCACATAATCGGCGCGGATCACGCCCAGCGGCTCAACCCCGTTATCAGCATTTCGCGGTAAAACCCGCACCTCGATGCCTTCTTTGCCTTTGAAAATTTCCACAGTCAAATCTTTCACGTCGATCCACGTTTCGCTGCTAATCATTGTATATTCGCGGTCGCCAACAGTGTCCATATGCCTAGCCATTTTCAGCCTCTTTGATTGCCCATAAAATCCGCGCTGCCACTTGTGGCACTATGCTATTGCCTAACTGTCTAACTCTGTGTACCCGACCGGATAACCCATTAACCACTCGACCCACTGCGGGTTCAGGTTCCCAGAAACGCCCTTTTGCCAAGTTTCCGTTCTCAAACTCCAACCTTGATTGCCGCCGTGGTTGCGGTTTGCATCTGCCGCAGCTGGGGTCGGCCACCAACCGCTGCCCTTTTTCAGTTCGTGTGGCGACATCTGGTTTGCCTTTCGTGTCGGTGTGTGCAACAATCCATACCCTATCACGTCTGTGCTTGGCATCTGCGGCGACAGCCGGAATAACAAACGTCCTTGCGGTGTAGTTTGCGGCTTCCAAGTCAGATAGCACCTCGTCGAGACCCATAGTGATGTGGCCATTAACGTTTTCTCCACAGACCCAAGTGGGTCTGACCTTTTTGATAACTGCAAACATCGCTGGCCAGAGATGTCGGTCATCTTGATCGCCAAGTCGCTTTCCGGCTTGCGAGAATGGCTGACAAGGGTATCCCCCTGTGATGATGTCAACCAATCCTCTAAATCTATCTGCGTCATTCGCCAATTCCCTCACATCATCAATAATTTCTGTATCCGGCCAATGCTTTCGCAAAACCTTCTGCGCGTGCTTGTCATACTCGCAAAATGCGACTGTTTCATAACCACCCACCAGCTTTTCGCCAGCATAACTAAACCCACCAATGCCGCTAAACAAGTCAAGCATTCTAAGCATTAGCAAGTGTCTCCCTAATAATCATCATTGCAGTATCAAGGTCGGTTTCAACGGCATATCGCCAATCATATTGCTCTGCTACGTCTTGATTTGCCGAATAGCCAGCCAGCCCGACAATAGCTGCCACTGGCAACCGCACGCGGGTTTTCATCCTGTCAAGCCGGTAAAACAGCACCGGCAGTTTCTCAGCAACCGCAGCGGCGGTGCATACTTGTGACCACCAGTCGCCAGAAACGCCAGCTTTGTATCTTTTGCACTCAATCACAAAAGGAAAATCGCAATCAGTCGTTACCAAATCGCCAAGATGCGCTTGCCGCGTCTGATCTAATTCGCGCACAAAATTGATGCCAAGATGCTCATAAAGTTCCTTGGCTATCTCGTATTCGTAACCGCGACCCTTGTTCCTTGATTTTGATCCAGACATAGCTGCCCCCGTTTCAGTTGCCCCTATCCTTGCCGATGAACCGGCATTATGTAAAGTAAAAAAATAAGTGTTGCGTTTTGCGATCAATCTGGTCTAACGTGTTTGGTATGGAAAAACGGGAAATCAGTGAATTGTGGACAACCGCAGGTTTCAGCCATTTATCGGCCAGCCAGCTTTTACGCTCACCGGCAAAATGGATATTTGACTATCTGCATTTGACCAAGGAAGAACGCAGCAAGGTCGGCGTCGGTGAACGCGCAGCTATTGGCACATCTGTGCATAACGCGGTGCAGTCAATCGTCTGCCACGGCGCAGATATTGATGAAGCTATCGAAGCTGCACAGATCGCTTTTGACTTTCACCCAGCGGATGAAGATGACGTTTTGCGTGTGAAATTTCGTGAATGTATCCCGCAGATGGTGCATCAAGGCGTGAATATTTGTGTGGAAAACGGCTTTACCGGCGCAATCGATGAAGAACGAATTGAATGCTGGCTAGATGACGTGAACGTGCCGATATTGGGTTTTGTCGATTTGCTTGTTGAAGGCTCTATGTTTGCCGAAATGAAAACCAAAGCACCCCGCAAAACAAAGCTGTTGAAAGACGGATCGCAAGGCTGGGCAAAGGCGACACTGCCTAATAAGCCGGAGTTCGCGCACATCTGCCAAGCGGCTATTTACTGGCACGCGCTGCGCGTTACGCCATCAATCATTTATATTGCAGAACACGACGCAGTAATATTCAACGCATATAATTGTGAAGAATTGCAAGCCGATGGCATCAATCACGCGCTAAACGAAATGCGGCAAAAAGCGTTGATCCGGCAAAATCTATTGAAGGTCAGCACCGATCCGAAAGTGCTGGCATCAATTACCGATCCCGATTGGGGTCATATGTATCAGTGGAATATGAAACAAGAGTGGCTGGAAAGGGCTAAAGAGTTATGGAAAATATAAAACTGCACGCGGCGTTAGCCGACGTTAGACGCGCCGCAAGTGTCGGCAAGTCTGGCAAGAACCCGATGTTCAAAAGCGAATATTCGACACTGGGCGACGTTCTAACTGCGCTGGATGTTTTGCCGGAATACGGGTTGTCATTTGCGCAATATTTCCAAGATGGTGCGCTGGTGACGACAGTGGTGCATCTGGAAACCGGCGAAAAGATTAGCAGCTTTTTGCAGATTGCGCCGGAGAAAGACACCCCGCAGTCATTCATTAGCTGCGTGACATATTATCGGCGTGCAAGTTTGTTGACGATGTTCGGATTGAATGCGGCCGACGATGATGGTAACTTAGCTAGTCAGCGTGGCGCGGTTCCCTCCCGTCCGCAGCCTGCTAACAAGGGGGCAGTCGTCGCATCCACTCCGGCGGCTGTCCCCGCCTCCAACAACGTCCTAGCTGAAAAATTAGATGCCTGTGAAAGTGTGCGTGATGTCAACGCGCTTTACACTACGCTTTATGGTGCAAGCGGCATAAAAGCACCAGAAGATCAAATTGCAATGTTTTCTAAACGGAAGGAAGAATTGAAATGAATGTTTGCACTTTTGTCGGTCGATTAGGCCGCGATGCCGAAACAAGAGAAACCAAAAATGGCGATAAAGTCACTGGTTTTTCTTTGGCAAGTAATGTTGGCTATGGTGAAAATAAAAGCACTGTATGGTTGGATTGTTCTATTTGGGGCAATCGTGGCGCGACATTGCAGCCAGCACTTGTTAAAGGCGCAGAAATAACAGTTTCTGGGGAATTGTCAGAACGGGAATACACAAACAAAGAAGGCGTTGTTGTTAAAACGCTATCTTTGCGCGTAAATCAAAACTCTTATCCGGTGGCAAAAGAAACTGAACAGGCACAAGCCCCAGCGCAGCCGTCAGTGTCAGCTATGGATGATGACGATATCCCGTTCTAGACGTAAAAAGATAACCTATGCACCGACCTCAAATGCACAAGGTCGGTGCGTATGGTGCGAAAAGACCCTGCGCCT